GCTGGGGGGCTTGATATGGATTTGACAGGATTCGATATGGATGCTCTGGACGAGTTGATGAAACCACCTAAGCAACCCGACGCACCGGACGACTTCCCTGCGGTCGATGAGAATATCGAAACAGAACACCAATGCCCGAAGTGTGGCTACCAGTGGAGCGGGGGGAAGATGGTAGAGGCGGAGGAGGAAGGGGCGAGCGAGTGAATAAACCACCCTACCGCGTTCCTCTCATGTCGGATGTGGCCGCGCTTCCGTGGAACGGGTTCAACGCCATCTCGACCTTTTCCGGGTGCGGTGGATCCTCGCTTGGTTACAAAATGGCCGGTTTCCGCGTCCTGTGGGCTTCCGAGTTTATCCCCGCCGCGCAAGAGACCTACCGGGCGAACCACCCCAAGACGATTCTCGACACGCGGGACATTCGGCAGGTGAAGGCGGAGGAGATTCTTGCTGCGATAGGGATGAAGCCCGGTGAGCTCGACCTGCTCGACGGCTCCCCGCCGTGCGCCTCCTTCTCTACCGCCGGAGCACGGGAAGCGGGCTGGGGGAAGGTGAAGAAGTATTCAGACACGACGCAGCGAACGGATGACCTCTTTTTCGAGTTTGTCCGCTTAGTGAAGGGGATTCAGCCCAAGGTGTTTGTTGCCGAGAATGTCAGCGGACTCGTCAAGGGAACGGCGAAAGGCTACTTCCTCGAGATTCTTGCCGCGCTGAAAGCGAGTGGCTACAAGGTTTCTTGTCGCGTCCTCGACGCTAAGTGGCTTGGCGTCCCGCAGTCCCGGCAGCGCACAATTTTCATTGGCGTTCGGAACGACCTGAACGCGAACCCGGTTCACCCAAGCCCGCTTCCCTACCTCTACACGGTACGCGATGCCCTCCCGTGGATAACGAAGGTAGTTCATGACACCTCAGGAGCCTTCGGTGCGGGCGACATAACCGACCGACCCTCTCCTGCTATCACGGTCGGAGTCAACTCCCTTAACTCTCGGCATTTCAAGGTCGAGGCAGAGTGCGACATCAGCCGCTACGCTATTTTTAAAGAGCTTGAAACGATGAAAGCTGGTGATGCATTCAAAGCGTTTCCTCGTTGGTCCTTAAGCAGTATGGAAAAACCAAATCCTTGCGTCACAGTTCAAGAAGGCGGCCACATGATACACCCTACTGAAAAGCGCAAGTTCACCATAGCCGAGCTTCGACGCATCTGCGCTTTCCCTGACGACTTTATTCTTCTCGGCACTTACGCCCAACAATGGGAGCGACTCGGTCGCGCTGTTCCGCCCGTGATGATGAGTCACGTCGCCGCGACAATCCGCGATAGGATCCTAAGCAAGCAATGAAGATCCCAAAGAACTGGACATTTAAAGACGATGGCATTGCCAAAGGATTCAACGATCATGTTCGCGAGCAGTTGCCGTGGTATGATTTGATGACGCAAGCGGTCGTTCACTTCGGTCGTCACTACATCCCAAACGGCGGAATTATCTACGACATCGGAGCTTCAACGGGAAACATCGGCAACGCTCTTCGCGAGGTGATTGAATCAAGGAAGGCTTCACTGATTGCGATTGAGGAAAGTAAGGAGATGGTCAAGCAATACACAGGAGGCGGGGAAATTATCACCGCAGACGTCACTGAATTTGACTTCCAGCCGTTTGACTTTGGCGTTGTTTTCCTCGTCTTAATGTTCATCCCAATTGCGAAGAGAGGAAAATTGATTCATCGACTTATCCAACTAATAAAGCCCGGAGGGTGCATGATCATTATCGACAAAATCCACACGCCTTCTGGGTATTATGGGACAGTTGCCCGAAGGCTTACGATGCAAATGAAGATGGACGCAGGTGCGAACGCGGAAGCTGTCATTGAAAAAGAACTCTCCCTTGCTGGCTATCAACGACCGATCGACCCACTAATTCTTTCACCATACGCAAAGCAATTCTTCCAGCTTGGAGAGTTTGCAGGGTGGATAATTGAGGCGCGAGCAAATGAGTAGCCCCTCCCCCGACCCGCTAACGTGGCCGAGCGACCGCATGGCGCGCCTCCTCGACATGACCACGCGCCGCATGAACCAACTCGTCAGCGAAGGCGTGCTTTTCCGCGAAGAGCGCGGGCGTTACTCCCCGCTAAAAAACGCGGTGGCATACATCCGCTACCTTCGCGACAGGCGCGACCAAGCTGGCACCGCATCGAATGAAGATGACGACAAAGCAACCCGCCGCGCGCTCAACGTGGCCCGCCACGACGAGATCCGCCTGAACATGGAAGTCACCGCCCGCACCCGCATCCCGCTCGACCTTATCGAAGAGATCGACGAGCGCCTGCACTCCAACATCGCGGGGATCCTCAAGAGCCGACGCAACAAGACGCTCGACGAGGAGGCGCTCAGCGACATCTTCGGCGAGCTTCGCCAAGTCGGGCCAATTCTCCGCGCGTGGCATCAGCAAGTGACCGCCGCCGAAGTGCCCGTTGTCGCTCCGCTCGTCACCCCGCCCGCCGAAGCAGACGATGACGAAGACGACGAAGAATGAGCAACGCCACCACCATTCGCCCCCACGAGATTCGCGCAATCTCTCGCTCCTCAGCGGTGGAGCTTCGCGCCCGCATCGCCGCGCGTTGCTACGCGTTTTCGTCGCTCGTCCCACCGGAGGAGTGGGCGCAGGACATTTACCGACTCCCCACCGGCGGACGGTTTCGCTGGGAGTTCGCGCCGTATACTCGCGCGATGTTCAAGAGCATCTTCGACCCCAACTCAATCGAAACTTCGATGCAACTTTTCAGCCGTGGGCTCAAGTCTACGGTGATCCTCCTCGCCATCGGCTACGCGATCGACCAAGCGCCGCGGCGCATCCTCAGCTTGTGGCCGACGAACGGACAAGGGGAGAAGTGGAGTAAAGACAACCTTTGCGGTGAGTTACTCAACTGCACCCCCGCCCTCAGCTACCTCGGCAACGCCACAGGTAAACGCATCACGAGCAACACCCTTTTGCACAAGGAGTTTCCCGGCGGGCTCATCGACATCTTCGGGGCGAACTCCCCTGGCGATATGCGACGCGCGAAAGGATCGTTCCTTTACGCGGACGAAATCGACGCAATCGGCACAGAGCAAACCGACGAAGGCGACCAGCTCGCAATTTTCAATAAGAGAGGCGACGAATACCCCGACACCATCCGCGTTTTTTCATCCTACCCTTCGGTTCAGGGGCTCAGCAGAATCAACGCGCGGCTGAAAGACTCAGACCACAACGAATGGCATTCGACGTGCGTGGAGTGTGGCGGGGAGCCGTTCGTGATGCACCGGAATCAACTCCGCTACGACATCGCATCCCCAGAAGGTGCCCGCCTTGAGTGCCCGCGGTGCTCGGCCCTCCTCACCGACCGCCAACGCTACGATATGGCTCACCGCCAAGGATTCGACAACTGGCAACCGCGCAACGCCTTCCGAGGCAAGCGCGGATATCAAGCCAACGCGCTCCTTTGGCCTCACCCCGTAGATGAGAAGAAATATGCGGGGGGCTGGCTTCAATGCATCGCCCAACAAGAGATTGACGCGAAGCAAAGCGACAACCCGCGGCGCTCGATGCGCGTGCTCGTCAACACCGTCGACGCCGAACCTTGGGATCCGACAGAAGACAGCGAGAAGCCGCCGGAGTGGCGGGAGATCTACGAAGCCCGCGAACATTACACCGACGCACCGCGTGACGCTCTCTTTCTCACCGCGTTCATCGATGTCCAGCTTAACCGCCTTGAATGCGGGTGGCGGGCGTGGGGAAGGAACGAGGAAAGTTGGGGGCTCGACCACGTCGTTTTAGATGGCCACGTGCGAATGGCGGACGTGTGGAAATCCCTACGCAAGCAACTCGCCCGCAAATTCCCGCGCGAAGGCGGTGGGTATCTGACCCTTGGCATGGCGCTCGTTGACGGCGGACACTTCGCCGAGGACGTCTATCGTTTCATGCAGGAGCTTTCGACGAACCCGATGCCAGGGGTGAGCGGGAAATGTCGCGCGAGCAAGGGCGTCGGGCAAGCCAACCACCCAATCATTGACCGCAAATGGAAGACCGTTGCGCGCAATTTGAAAGGGTATCATATCGGAACTTGGGAAGCGAAAGACCGCATCTACGAGCGACTCAAGGTGAAGGCAAAAGACGGAGAGACGCCCGAAGGCATCATGCACTTCAACCAGCGATTCGGCGAAGAATATTGCCAGCAGTTGACCGTTGAAACGGTGGCGATTAGCTACGAGCGAGGGGAGGAGGTGAGGAAATATCTCAACGCGAAGCAGGCGCGAAACGAGGCGATTGACATCGAAGTTGGCAACCTCGCCGCCTTCCGCCTGCACCCGCGCAACATGGACGCGCTCGAAGACGAGCTTGAGAATCAACAACCGATCAACGCGCCTGCGCCCCCTCAGGCGGCGAGCGTTATGCGGGGTGGCGGGTGGGGGCTTTAAAATTAATTGTTGACGGGGAAGGCGGAATTGAATAAATTCATCCCGTTCTCTTAAAGCGTTGACGCGCTCTTCCTCTTTTTCTTGGCGGCTTGGCCGTTTCCGTTTGTGCGTCAACACAAGCGGAGGGCGTTTTAAAATGACAAGAAACCAATTTATTGATTCTCAAGGCACGGCATGGCGGGGCACGGCTTGGCTGGGCTTGGCGGGGCATGGCCGGGCGGGGCCGGGCGCGGCTGGGCAAGGCGAGGCAACAACGAGCGCATCGGGCGGGAACAGGTGCACATTCTCAGGGCGCGGCGAGGCAGGGCTGGGCGCGGCTAGGCTCGGCGGGGCGTGGCTGGGCGCGGCATGGCAGAGCGAGGCAACAACGAGCGCACCGGGCGGGAACAGGTGCACATTCTCAGGGCAGGGCGTGGCAGGGCCGGGCTTGGCGCGGCACGGCGCGGCATGGCGAGGCGAGGCAAGGCACGGCAACAACGAGACACGCGGGCGGTAACAGCGTGACAACTTTATGAGCGGACACGTCTACTTTTTCCACAACGGCACCGAGTGCAAAATCGGATTCACCACCCCGCGCATCGAAGAGCGACTTTGGGCGGCTCACGTGTGGAGCCCACGCCCTCTGCAAATCATCGGCACGATTGCCACAGACTTTCCCGACCAACTCGAAAAAACGATCCACCTACAACTGGCGCATCGCAGAATTATCAAGCCAAGCGGAAACGGCGAATGGTTCGACCTGACCATCGACGAAACAACCAAGGTCATAGAAGACAACGAAAATGGAAGCATCCGACAGTATCATTACAGCAAAGCTCACGGGCATCCGGCCCATCATGTTCGACCGTTACGGCGGGGACAACAAGACGAAGCTCGACGACCTCGACAAGATGTATGTGGACGAGCATGGGACGTGTGGCATCCCGGTGCTCAATGTGTTCAGCCTCCTCTCAGCGGAAAACACGCCGTCGGTAGCGAAGCGTTTCTACGGCAAGCAAGGACGTGATGTGGCGCAGGGAGTTAAGTCGTTCTGCAACATCGAAGCCATCGGTGGAGAAGATCCGATGCACGCGCCAATCATGGACGAGGAAGGAATCGCCTATCAATCAGACGATATTCGCATCCGTATTATGAACCACGTGGCGCGTCTTCCCAAAGGCATCCCAAACCCCAAGAGTCGCCCCATGATTCCGAACGGGTGGAGTGTCACTTTCCGATTCGAGTTGCAACCCAATCAACTCCTCAACGAACCAACGCTCAAGGCAATGGTTCAGCAAGGCGGCATCCTCGGGCTCGGCACCTTTCGCCCGATCTTCGGACGCTACCGCGTGACGTGGCTATAAACTAAACTCCTCCTCTCAACCCCACGCCCCATCGAAGCAATTCGGTGGGGCGTTTTTTGTGTGCGGGTTGCCAATCTTTCGGCGGGTGGTGAAACTCAAGGCACAATGCCAGATCCACTCGTCGGAATCCCTATGCAATTTGAGGCTGGGGACACCGTAATTTTCACCGAAGCTTTCGCCGACTACGCGCCCGGCACCTACACCGCGACCCTCGTCCTAAACAACCGAGTCGCCGCCGCAACCACGATCACCGCCACCACTTCGGGCGCGCTCTTCCTGTTCACGCTCAGCGCCACCGTCACCGCCGCGATCACCGCAGGCGCTTACACCTACGCAATTTATGCCACGAGCGGAGCGACTAGATACACAGCGAAGCAGGGCACGATAAACGTGTTGGCCAACCTCACCGCCACCGCAACCCCATCCTTCGCCCAGGCGCAAGTCACTCGCCTTCAAACGATCCTCGCCGAGTTCAGCGCGACGACGAAGCAGAGCGTCAGTTTCAACGGGCAATCCTTCTCGCGCGGGGCGATCAAAGACTACCAAGAGCAACTCAGCTTCTGGCAAGCTACCGTGATTCGCGAAACCGCCGCCGACAACGCCGCGCGCGGATCCACGACGAGCAACCGCATCACGCTTTCGTTCGTGCCACCCAACAACCTCGACCCCACCTACTACGCCCGATGAACATTTTCACGAAGATCTTCAGCAAAAAAAGCGGGAACAAAACAGGGGAACGGGGGTTCCGCGAACTCGCCTCGGTGGGCGGTGGAATCAATGGCGACTGGCCCGTGAGTCAGATCGGCGAAGATGCCGATATGTGGCAAAACGCTTGGGCGTTGACCTCTCGCGTTCGCGATCTTTTCCGAAGCAATCCGCTTTACCAAGCCTACCGCGAAACGCTGTGGGCGAACGTCTTCGGGAGTGAAGGCATCATGCTTCGGAGTCGCATCAAAGAGCAGGAAGACAGGATCGTGCAGAACGCCGGAGAGAAGGCGACGCTTCGCGCCTACGACGCCCGAATTGACCGCGTACGCGCTCACGCCGCCGAGCGGAGTGGCAACCCCTTCCACCCGACGAACCGCCCGTGGATCGGCACCAATGGTTCAAGCAGGGCGCAAGTTAAAGTTGGCGAGCCCGACGTGTTCGCCCGGCAGTTGATCGAAAAAAAATGGGCGGAGTGGCAACGCGCTGAGTACTGCGATACGAGGGGGACGCGTAACTACAAGACGATGCGCCAGCTTCGCCTAATTTCAGCGGTTCGAGACGGCGACTTTTTCATTCGGATGATTCGCGACCCTCGGGTGAATAAGTTTGGTTTCTCGCTCCAAATGATCAACGCGGAATGGTGTGACCGCCTGATGAATGGGACGCTTGCCAATGGCAACGTCGTGCGAATGGGCATTGAATACGAGAGCTCAAGCTGGGGGCTTGGAAAGGCGGTGGCTTATTATTTCATCCGCCGTCAGCCCAACGATTGGCAGTTTACGATCGCCGGCACCTTCGGTTTCGGCGCAATCAACAACGGGCTCCACGACCGCATTCCCGCCCGCGAAATCATCCACTACGCTCGCCCCGTGGACAGCGATTCGACCCGCCCCGCCCCGTGGGTTGCCACGACAATCCCGAAGGCGCGACAACTCGACCAATACGAGCTCGCCGAGGTGGTCGCCGCTCGTCAGCAGGCCACGAAAACAGGGTGGCTTTATTCGGACGTTCTCCCCGAAGGGGGAAATGCAGGCTTCACGGTGGATCCGCGCAACGGCTTGCCAAATCAACAGATGGGGCCGGGCGACATCGGCGCGCTTCCTTGGGGGGTCAAATACCAAGCGATCGACCCAACGCACCCAAACGGCAACTTCGGGGAGTTCAGAAAAGCGATGGTGCGGAGCCAATGCGCGGGAATGCCCGGCGCAAATTACTCCACGATGGCCAACGATTACGAGGCGATCAACTTCAGCGCCGGACGCCTGCAAAAGCTCGACAGCAACGAGCTTTTCAAACTCATCCAAACCTTCGACATTGACTACGCCGAGCGTCCAATTTTCGAGGCGTGGCTTGAGATGTCGCTGACCACTGGCGCAATCCCGCTCCCCCTCGCTAAGTTCGACAAATTCAGCGCGGCAGTTTTCCAAGGGCGGAGGTGGCAAGGGGTGGACGAGGGGAAAGAAGCGACCGCCGCGGCGCTCCGCGTGGCAAATCACATGAGCAGCCTGAGCCGCGAATGTGCTGATAAAGGTGCCGACTTCGAGGAGATCGCTTTTGAGCGCGCGGAAGAGTTGATGCTTCAGGAACAGCTAGGCATCAATCCACAACTCACCGTCGCCTATCCACCCCCGCAGATGCCCGCGGCGAAGCCTGACGAAGAGGATGAAGAGGAGGAGGATGAGGAGGACGACGAAGAAGAAATGGCGGAAGCAATCGCCGCCGCTAAATCCCGCCAATGAACCGCCGAAAGCCAAAGCCGAAGCCGATCGTCAACCGCGACCCCGCGCAACTGACCACCCGATGAAGCCGCCTGATTACATCATCTCCGCGGCGAAACGCGGGCTGGAATTACTTGCCGATGGATATGGCGGGGACGGGCTGACCGAAGGCACGAAAGACGCCGCGCGACGCATGGCCGCGGGCGAGGTGAGCGACGAGAAAATCGTGAAGGCGAACGCATGGGGGGCGCGTCACGCGGTTGACCTTGAAGCGGGGAAAAACAACAACGCCGACGACCCCGAATGGCCGGGTGCGGGGGCGGTTGCTCACTACTTGTGGGGCATTAACCCGCTCAACCCCGCACCCGCTCGCGAATGGTTCGCACGTCAAGCAGAGAAAATCCAAAACCCTAAAAAAATGAAATCACCGACTACAACTCAATACCGCGCAGGCATGGCATCCACCGACGACTCGGGGCTGATGACGCTCTCTATTTGTTCAGACATCCCCTATCAACGCGGCTCAATGGAGGGCGACTATTACGAGGTGCTCGACCACTCGCCTGGGATGATGGATTACACTCGCCTCAGCAACGGCGCCGCTCTGCTTTTCAACCACGACCGCAACATCCAAATCGGCACGGTGAGCAACCCCAAGATTGTTGATGGGCGAACCTACGTTGACGCTAAAATCTCAAGCGCGCCCGATGTCGCTTCCTACGCCCAACGCATGAAGGAAGGCATCCTCAAGGACACGTCGATTGGCTACGAAATTATGGATGACGGCGAGCAGATTGGAGAGATCGATGGCACCCCAGTCTTCAAGTTCAAGTTCCGGGTTCACGAGGCTTCCATGGTCACGATCCCCGCCGACACCACGGTTGGCATGGGGCGCTTCCGATCCTTGCAAGGCGATGAGGACAAGCAAGTTTCGTTCATCAAAAAACTGGGGGTTGCGAATGCAATTCCACAATCTCAATCTCAAATCAATCCACCTGCAATCAAATCAATCCCTAAAACACCTAAAATGGAAATCACCATCGACCCAACCAGCGAGCGCAACTTAGCGGTCGCCGAATTCAAAAGCCGTTGCAAAAAAATCGACGACTTCACCGCTTCGCTCAAGCACCCACAATGGCAGAAAGCCGCCGCCGAAATCGGCGCGAAGCACAAGACTGGCGAAGCCGACTTTGAAGCGTTCCGCCACGAAGCTCTTGACGCTTTCGAGGGTGTGACCCGCGTCAGTGCAGAGGACAAGGGGATTGGCATGAGCGCCCGCAACCTCGGCGACTACTCGCTCGTTCGCGCTCTTTCTGGAGCCGCTCACGGCAAGCTCACCGGCTTGGAAAAAGAAGTCTCCGACACCGTCGCGAAATTGACGGGGCGCGAAACTCAAGGGTTTTTTATCCCGCAAGACGTGATGACCCACAAGCGGGCGTTGGCAAGCAACGTCTTTTCCGCCGCCGGTGCGCTCGTCGAAACTGGCTTCCAAGGGCAGTCCTTAATCGAACTCCTCCGCAATCAGATGTACACCGTAGCGATGGGCGCGCGGACGATCAGCGGGTTGAAAGGCAACCTTTCGATTCCCTCGCAGACTGGCGGGGCAACGGCGTCTTGGCTCAGCGAAAACGCTACCATCGCCGAATCCAACCAGACCGTTGGACAGGTGAGCTTGACTCCTCACCGCCTTGCCGCCGCGACCGCCTTTACGTTCCAGTTGCTCGCTCAATCCACGCCTGACGTTGAGTCGTTTGTGCGCGAAGATTTGATGCGCGTGCTGGCGATCGCCAAGGATCTCGCGGCCACCTCTGGCACTGGCTACGCAGGCCAGC